GGCTGGCTTCCTTTGCATTAACATCTAATTGTTTTTCTGCAAGCTTTTGTTGTAAGCGTTGCATCAGAATTTTTTTATCTAATTTTTCTTCCTCTGATGTATGAAGTTCATCGACAACTTTTGAAATAGTAGCTAAGGCTCCACCTTTTCCACCACCAAGTAAGCCACCGATTAAATTAAGCACTATGCTGCTCCACCTGTCATCCAACTAATAATCCAGATAACAACGATCGCTACAATAGCGGCTTTAATCCAGTCTTTCATTTTCCACTCTGACCACTCTTTAATATGTGACCATAGATCTTTTAGTAAGTTCATAGAACCTCCTTTGTTAAAGTAGCGAAGTATACTATTTTACGCCTTTGAAAGCTACTTTTTTAATTTGCATTCTACTTGTTTGTCCTTGAGGTCCGCTTCCTTTGTTATCTTTAACAACAAAAGCAGGAAAAACTTGTTCCGCTGTTGAAGCTACTTTAGTATTTGGAAAGGGGTTTTTCTGAGGGACTTTGGTCATTTTTGCATTTTTAAATTTCATATTATCCTCTCTTTTTAGCCTTAGCTATACCACCTTTTTTCATAAAGCCCATTTTATTACGAACGGGTGTAGGTAGTTTTTTAAGTCCTTTATTAGATTTAGGTACTGGTTTTAATCTTTTTTTCATCAATGATACGTTACATTATTTTTTTCAATTAAAAAAGATTTATTTATCATATCAAATAATATTTCTGCTTGATCTGCTGGCATTTCCTCATGAAGCAGTATTTTAGAAACATTTATCAAAGAAGTTGCAAATTCAACAGCATCTAGTTTTTCAGTATCTATGCGGTCACGAACACTTCTATAGATATCGTAAGCATTGTTTTTAGGAGCGTCTTGCGGCATTCATTTTCTCCAAAGTTACAGCGGCTCTAAGTTGAGCAATATCCTCAGTAGAGTCAATCTTTTCATCCTGTAGCTTTTCTTTTTGTTTTACTTTTAATAAATCTAAGGCCATCTGATTTTCATCTGATTTTTCTTTTCGTCTTATTTCTGCTGCTTGAAGATCTAATTCTTTTTTACGTAATTCAACAAGACTATCTTCACCCATGCCTTCCATCATTTCTTGTTCTTCGGCAACCATGTTATTTGTCATCTCGGCAATTTGTTTTGCAATAGCGGCTTCTATCTGCATTTGCATCTGTTGCTGTGCTTGAGGATCTTGTTGCATCTGTTGCATCTGAGGAGCCATTTGTTCCATTACTCCTTGTCTTGCCATTAATGAAATATGTTCAGAAATGTGCGCTTGTAAAATACTCATTACAGGTAAATTACTTTTAACTAACATGCTTGACATAAAAGCACGATGAGCATCAATGTGCGCTTGATGATCTTGGCCCTCGAATGCTTTGAGAGGTTTCCCTAACAATGAAATAGAATTTTCGAGTCCTGGATCTGTTGGTTGTGGTTGAGGCGGGGGAGGAAGAAGCGCCTCAATATTATCCACTCCCAATGCAAGATACATACGGCGGTACGCTTCTTGCAAATTATGCTGCTCAGGATTACTCTGAGCTAGTTGTAACTGTAACTGTGCCATTGCCACTCTTTGTGACATAGAAAACATATTTGGATCAGACACAGGAACGACATCTATTCTGTCGTCAAAATCTGTTTGTTTAACTGTCTGGTTTCCACCAACAACTTGATAAGGATATTCAGGTGGCAGGCTTGTACCAAAAACTTTTGCTAATAATTTAAATTCTATTTTTTGTGCGTAATGTAATCGTTTATGAATAGCGCTCATAACTTTTGCGCCTTGTTCCATCATTGCTAAGGTTGTACCAACTGGAGCATTGGTATTTGTTTCTGCAATCTTCATGTCAGCCACGGCAGCGAAACGCTTACCCGCGTCTACACAAAAACCTAAGAGCTGGAATAATACTTGGTCGGGTCCTTTATAAGGTAAAGGTAATAGTCCTTGGCGCAAGTCTCCACCCGGTGCATCCACGTCTCTAAATTCTCCTGGCTGTAAAGGACTGTCGTCATCTCTGATACGTAATCCTCTTGCCTTAAAGCCTGCTGGCAAGTTTGATAATGTTCCCGCATCAATAAGTTGACGGAGCGTGGCAGTAGCCGTTCGTGAGAGGCCCCCCAACATATGGATAAGACCAAAACCATAAAAGCCAAGACCAGGAAGGAACTTGTAGTGAACGAAATATTGTATTTTTTTCTTAAGGGGATCGTCTTCTCTATAGTTTCTGTAGATTGATAATACTTTTCCTGAGCCTTCATCGATTGTAACAACGTATGGCAGTTCTATACCTGTTTCTTCCCCAGTTTTCGCGTCTTTATCTTCGAACCCTGGTATGTCCAAATTGCAATGTATTTCATACAAAGTATATGCATTATCTGCATAATCTGTCTTCTCTACACCCTCTAATCTGTCGTATTTTGCCTGAATTTTACTCTCTTCATTACTCTCTTCTACCTCAATATCCCTATAAAACCCTGCATTTTGTAGTTTTCTAAGCTCATTTCGGTTCATTTTAACAATTTGACCTACTCTTTCCGCTGTTTCTAGGTCTGTTGCCATGTAATTAACGACTAAATCCTCACTTGGAACAAATTTTGACACACATTGTGCCTTACCACCGTCATAATATACCTTTTTAAAGGCGGATCCTGATAAAGGTAGGTGAAATAACAACTGATCCATGTCTGGAGTGTAGTCTTCCATGACTGTAGTGATCTGATAATTCATAAAATCTTGTACTCTGTCCGCTTGCGCGATAACTTCTGGTGTTTCTACTCCTAAAATTGACGTTTTTACTGGTCCTGCTGGAGGTAACATTTCTTTAAATGCCTGTGCTTGAAATTGTGTGACAGATTCTGCTAATAATGGGTGTGTTACACCGCTTGCGCCTTGAAAAGGCTGTGATCTCTCATCGTATTTAAAGCCTAAAAGGTCTAATCCTTTAACATATGAATCTTCCCACTCGGACCGTGAATCGCGGTCCATCTTAAAATCACCAACTAAATCAGTAGAGATAGAGTTTAAATCGTCGTCTGAGAGAATGTCTGCCAAGTTTTCGTAAAAATCTCCTGTTGATCCTGCCTTATTTGGGTCAAAATCAATAGTAGCGCCGCCGTCTTCTTCTTGAATAATATCAATGTCAGGGTCTTGTCAAGCCTGCTCAATAAAAACGTATGTGTCCGCGTCGCGCGGTCCGTCAACTTCTCTAAAGTTTGGTATTGGTTGTATCTTTTTATCAACGGCCATTATGTAATCCTTGTTTTAGTTCGTTTACCTTTTTTCATTCTTTTAAATCCACGAGGCGTGATTAATCCGCCACGTTTCCCTTTTCGCGGTTCCACGAGCGTTGGATTGATACTAAATAATTCTGATTCAATTTCTATAATTTTATCATCATCGTCGCCTGAGATAGCATCACTCAATAAATCTAAAAGTTGAGCTACTCTTGATGATCCTTTTTCTGCCATGTGGCCTCCTAATAATAATTTCGTTGCATTCCTATTGCTAATTGCTCCGGTTCATAATCTTCTGGGTGCACCACAAAATTACCTTGGCGGAACCTTAACATAGCTTGGGTCATGCTGTCTACTAAATCATCATGTTCCCCAAATGGAAAAGCCGCACACTCCTCCACCATCTCTTCTGCCCATCTTTCATCTGGACGCCATACCATGCCAGCTTCAAATAAAGGTGCAACAGAATTGACTCTAACGTGTTTATCATTTCCTCGGCTCGGTGTAAAGTTAACAACTGGAATTCCCATTGAACGTAGCTCGTCTGTTAGTGGCATACCACTTGCTTTTGCTTCAATTAAAATCGTTTCGGGATCCCAATATCTGTATTCCTCCATCGCTGTTTTTTTTAATTCAGGAAAATCCCATCTGCCTTTTTTACAATCCATCAATATCGCATGAGGCTTATAAGAATTTTTTGGATAAAATATTCCCCAGGTTGATATTGCTGAAAAGTCGGCGGTCTCTTTTTTACTGAAGGCGGTATCATAACTTTGTATGATGTGTACCATTTCAGGCGGGTCCTCTTCTTCCCAAATCTTCCACCACTCTCTTTTAATAATGGAACCTTCTTCTGAAACAGGATTCTGCTGCCACTGTGCTTGCCACTTCTGTTCTGTCAAAGAAGCCTTAACACTTTCCAATTCTTCTAGTTTCCAATACTGTGGCCAGATTGGCTCATTGCTTGGCAAAATAGCAGGGAACTCTACAACTTCCCATTGATCTGCTTTTGGTTCTGTTTGTGCTTTCATCAACTGACCAGTCAAATCTTTGGTAGACCAACGTGTCATAACAATAAGAATTCTACCTCCTGGCTGTAAACGTTGTCTAGGACCAGAGGTATACCACTCGTAGGCATTATCCATGGCTGTCTCAGACAATGCATCTTGTTCCGAATGAGGATCATCAATAATCAAGAGATCCGCACCACGGCCCGTGATTGCACCACCAACACCCGCAGCAAAATATTCTCCGCCATGATTTGTTTCCCAACGTCCCGCTGCTTTACTGTCTGCACTTAAGTTTACATTTTCAAAAACATTTTTATATTCTCCAGTTCCCATCAAGTTTCTAACCTTACGACCGAACCGGTAAGCGAGTTCCGCTGTGTGTGTTGTTTGTATAATTTTTAATTTAGGATTTATTCCCATCATAAAAGCAGGAAACAAAAATGATGCGAATTCTGATTTGGTGTGCCTGGGCGGCATATTTACAATTAATCTTTTTATTTTGCCGTCTGCTAGATCTTGAAGCTTGGATGCTGTCTTAAGGTGGTGGGGCCCTTTTACAAAGTCTGGCCACATCACTCGTACAAAATTTAAGAAGTTATCTTGGGCTGCAGCCTTAAGTTTTAATTCCTGTTCACGGAGCAGCAGCTTGAGTTCTTCAGCTGTTGGTTTAATCATGATATCTTTTTTATACTATATGTTTGTATAAATCACTAATTATAGGTCGTCGTCAGAAACCCGCCCGTCGCATATATGGGGGTGGGGGTCTTAGAAAACGTTTAGACTATTTGGGAATAGTAGGGGTTACCTTTTTGGATTGCGTTTTGTTTTCACGTGAAAAGTAGGGCGATCTGGTTTTTGTTTTAGGTTTTGCTTTACGAAAAGTTATCCACAACTAATTAAAATAAATTAATTTATTATCTTGTATTATCTTTTATAATGTTTATATTATAATTATATATCAAGCTTGGTTGAGCAACAGACCGACAACCTTCGAACCGGAACATACTACGGAGAGAATAGAAAGAGTCTACCAAGTAGATGTATAACAATCCAACGAGGAAAATGTTATGACCTTACGTGTTGATCTAAGCAAAATCAAAGACTATCAAACTATCTGCTATAATAAGGAAGACAAAGAACAAGGCACGTCCTTGAACTTTTTCAACCTACCTTATGCAGGTGCTACCAACTACCTAGTAATAGGAGCGGCAGCGATTGGAATGGGAGAGATAACCCAAGACAATTACAGAGAGGTTTTTGCGAGGCATCAATTCTTACAGAAAGATATAGTTACTCTTGACGATGTTAAGAAACATATCGGACTGCAAGTAAACGCAGCGAACGAAACTACAGGACGCTGGTTGTCTAGAATTGCAAAATCAAAGTTTCAAGAAATACTTTGGCACATTGACAACAAGTAAAAGAAATTGTCAACTTTAGTTCAGTCGACAATGTGGGGGGCGTACTCGCCCCCCTTTATCATAATGTTTTCCAACAAGGAGGATCTATGAAAATAGATAAGAAGACTACTGTTGTAGGGTTTGCGGACGCATTATCGCAAACACTTGATATCATTGCTAAGAAAATGAATGAGCAGCAAAATCAAATCAATGCCGCTCATAGTTTGATTGACAATCTACAACGAGAATTAGACGAAATAAAAAACCCAACGTTATTTGATAAATAGTTTTCAATGTTGGGTTGAAAATGGGGGGCGATTATCGCCCCCTAATAATTCAACCAATAGGAGAATATATGAACGACAAAGACAAAGCTATCTTAAAAAAGCTTTTTGTTTTGTTAGATTACTGTAGAAAAATACACAAATCATCGGACGAAGATTTCGTTTTTGAGATGTATAGTAAGGTATCTCTTCTTAAGTCTAGATTAAGTTTTAGATATAGGAACAGAGACGAAAAAGCTTTAAGGTATCTTGTTTCATGAGCAAGAGTAGGGGGCTAAGCCCCCTATTTTTTTAGACTTTCTAAAGCGTCATTCCACCCCTGCTTTTTGAGTAGTGTGCGTTTAGTGCATCATCATTCATATCTGAGGGCGTTTTGCGTCCGCTAATTATGCTTTCAATTTCTAATAGTTTTTTAATTTCCATAATATTTTTTTTAGTGTGTGTTTAGCTGGCCCGGCGAATCCAGGCCAGCTGCTGCCGGTCACTTGTTAAAGTGCTCCAGCATTCCTTGGTATATCTCTTGGGCGTATCGGTGCTCAACGTACCGCTCCCTTAAAGCCTTGGCTCTTATCTCCTTATTAAAATCATCAACGTTATCATGCCACCAATCAACGGCGGCTTGAGTGTGCAGCATAAACTTAACCAGGCTGCCTTCATTAACTATTCCAACGTTATTTTTTAACATGCTTCTAGTATATCTTTAGTATATACCCCGCCCGCTTCATCAAAAAACCCTATTGATGAGCCGTATACATCCATTAAGACAACTTGCTTCCAGCCTTTTCCCTGCCTTGGAGATTCTAAAAGCTTTGCTTTAACTGGTGCGCCCAGGCCGTTATCAATGATATATGTATCACCTTTTTTTAACTCTTCTTTTTTAATCATATTAACCTTCTTTCTTTCTTGATTAATTATTATAAAAGATTATAACAGATATATTAACAAGTCAACAAGAAAGTGAAAAAAATGTACACATTAAAAAAAGCTAAGGAATTGACCGGCGGCGGGATCAGTAACAAAAATAAAAAGATGCCGGGTAATACTTACGGCTTGAGCGCCTGGCAATGCAAGACTGGCGGCAAGCTGCAGCATATCCCGGGGTCAGTGTGCTATGATTGTTACGCAATGAATGCTAATTATCTTTATCCATCGGTGAAGACGGGCCACGCCCGCCGCCTGGCGTCTATTAACAACAACGCCTGGGTGCCTGCAATGATCCAGTTAATAACACACTATGAAGAGAATTATTTCCGCTGGCACGATAGCGGAGATATACAAAGCCTGGAGCACCTGCGCAAGATCTGCGCCGTAGCTGCGGGAACCCCACATATAAAACACTGGCTGCCAACGCGTGAAGCTGGGATCTTAAAAGAATACAAAGCAGCCGGCGGCTGCATCCCTTCAAACCTGGTTATTAGATTGTCTGCGACGATGGTAAACGGCGCGCCTTCAAAGACTCATGAACATAGCAGCACGGTTCATACGCCAGGCGTTGCGCCAATTGGTGAAGCTTGCAGCGCATCAAAGCAGGGCGGCCAATGCCTGGATTGCCGGGCCTGCTGGAATCCATCAATTAAAAATATCTCATATGAAAAACACTAAGATCTATCTAGAATATTTTATATTGTACGCCCTCATATATTACTTCATTATTAAACCCATACTATGGATGATCAACAAATCCCGTGAAGATTGATTCACTTTTTTTTCTGCTGCAGCCGGGGATAATCTGCGAATGTTTAGTGTCAAACTGCGAATGTTTAGTGTTCATGGCACATGGATAGTTTGCGTCAGTTTAGTGTGAGAGGGCAGGGGATAGGTAGCCCCCTACCCTTTTGCGTCAGTTTTGTGTCAGGAATGTGATGACCTTCCCCCAATCGAATGGTTTATGGAACACGATTAATGGCTCATGGATATTGTTTGATATATCTTGTGCCTGTATACCCCCATAGATATTTAGGGTGGTCTGTTCAAGGGGGGTGGCTATGATAAAACATCTACCACCCTTTAATGCGTGGCTATAATTCCATGCTATCTGATGAGGGGACAGTTTAATTTTGCTACGATTTGCTACTTTCAATTCGACTGTAAAAAAACCACAATCTTTATGGCAGCCAACAAGATCAGGAAACCCCATAATCGTTGTAGTTTCTATTCTATTCCAAGATATTTTAGGTGTATTCTTTTTTATTAATTGCCAAAGTTTGCTTTCAGGTTTGCGTAGCATTTTATCCTGTAAATAGTAGCATAAAAAAAGATAAAAATTTATACTTTAAGTGCTTGTATAATCTTGTAAAACCTTGTAATGATTTTCTTAATATGATTTCGTAGGACTATATCGGCAGGACTTGGGGATTGGCTCCCAAGTACCCAATATGAGTGGGCTGTGATGAGCAGATGAGAGTGACTTTATAGGACTGGTTTCGTGAGAGGGGCATAGCCCAGAACATATTAGAAAAAATTATTCAATTAATTTGAAAGGAAAAATTATGTCTAAACATAAATGCAAAACTTGTGGTCGTGGTATGAGTTATGGGTACTGTGGAGGTAATTCTTATAGGGGAAATAATTCTAATTATGGTTATTGGCACGAACAAAAAGTTGGTAATGTTAGTAGGGATAGTTGGTTGTCTGCTATTGAAAAGAATTGTTCTATTAGAGGATATGACACGCAAAGAGGTCATTGGCAATGGAATGATGATTACAGTAGTAGAGAATGGATAGCCCCTGAAAATAATGGTAATGTTGAGGAGGACAGAAAAAAATGTAAAGTAATACATTACGATACTCCTGACAATACAACAGAGGATAGCCCACCATTATTTTGTAGGCAACAATGTATGTATCATTTTATTGCATATCATTACCCTACAATTTCAAACCTACCTAACATTGTAGATAAATAATTAATCGTGAAAGGAGTATAAAATGAAAAATGATTTACGATTGAATAATGACTACCGAAAGTCTTTGATTAAAGATTTTCGTAAACACGCAGAACAGGAGGACAATGCTCATAAAGACGCATACTTGCAGTCTATATCAGATTTTGATATGGCTATTGCTAATGCGTTTGAAACTGCAACAACAGTTGTAGAGAGAGCATTTATTCCAAGTGATGTAGCTCAATTAAGACAGCTACAAAATAAATATTCTACTGTTGATAGTGTTGCTACTGACAGTTGTTTTTATTTTAAAGTAGTTGATAGCGAGGGTACTAATTGGCAAGATACTGCTAAAAGGGACTATGGCTATTCTTATAATGAGGAACAAGACCTTTATCCTGAAAAACATTTTAGCTTTGAGTTGAATGGGAATTATACAGGCGAAAGGTATGGTTATGATAGTGATAAATTTATGTTTGCTTATTATCGTGATGAACTATCTGGTTTAGGATTTAATCCTGACATTGAGGTAGAACAAAAAGATAATAGTAGCAATCCTCATCTAACCACAGCTAGAGAAAAGATGAATACTTATCTCGAAAAAAACAATCGTCTTGAACAATGGAAAAATAAGTACAGCTTATGGATAATTGGTACAGGTGGTTGTAGGTCAAGAGCAATTAAATGCACTCGTCAAGAATTTGATGTAATGCAATCTTACTTGCACTCGAAACAAGCTGTTGTTCAATGTCATGAGAAATGGATTGAGGGTATTTTACAACAAGTTGAGGTTGTTAAAAATGCTATTCAATCTTACAAGAACTTATCATCAGTAAAGGAATTAGCAGACACTTTAGGGTGGACTGTTAATGAACATATTTTAGCACAAAAAGGAACTGATCTAGTTATGTCTAGCCCTGATAGTATTAAGTCTATGCTTGATAATATCAAAGGAGTTAAACAAACTAGAGAAGAAAAAATCCTAGCTGTGATGAAATACAATAAAGAAAAAGCATTAGCTAATTGAGGAGGATCTATGAGAAATCAAAAAGCATATGACTACTTTACTATTGAGCCAAGTAGATATTCAGATGATGAATATATTGTTTATGGTTGGGGGTTATACCCCCAATCATCTGTCCTAGCTGGACAGCAACGCAAGGTTATGTTGGAGGAGTTTGAAACTTTAGAGGAGGCACAAAAGCAATACCCTAAAGCAGAACAAACATCTTTTATTAATCCTGTGATTACTACAAATCATTTACCTGACTATGAAATGAACTCTTATGAGGAGGAAAATTATTGGTATGATAATTATCATAGTAATGGAGATGATTATTAATTTTATTAGGGGGCAATCAAGCCCCCTTTTTTATATTTAAAGGAGGAGTTATGAAAAAATATTTTGTTAGTTGGAATTATAAATCTAGTGCTGATGAAGTAGCTATATTAATTCTTGATGAGGTTAATGATATCTTAAAGAAAAACAAAATTAAAATAGACTATCAATATGATGATGAGCAAGGTTGGGATTATTTTTTAAATTTAACAAAGGAGAAACTATGAAGTTTAGTTTAGGTTGGGTGTTTAGTTTAGTGAAAAGAAAAAAGAAAAAGAAAAGTTTAGTGTGGTTGCACATTGATAACACACAATACTATGGTGTCATTGGTTGGTTAGCTAATGATAGAAAAACATTTGTCAAAGGTGAAGATACTTTTGAATACAAAGGATAGTAAGATGAGTATTGAAACAAATGACATGGCACATTCGTTATTAAATATATTTAGTGAATATCTTGATGACTATACATTAGAAGAATTTTTTGATAATGATTGTGGTCTAACAAATAAAGGAAAAGAATTACTTAAAGATATTAGAGATACATTAAATGAGGGGGCTATTTAGCCCTCTTTTTTTTGTTCAATCTCAGGGACTTCTGTAAAGTCAGCGTCTATTATATCGCCGTACAGTTTGCGTATATCTTTTAATCTTGATTGAACTTGCTCAAGATTCATGGTGTCTATGGAGTTTAGTGTATGAATGTTTTGCGTATGATTATAAAATCCTGCAGCTTGTCCTCTATTCTTTTCTGCTTGAACAGATGCTGACCAAGCCTTATCTTCTTGTGCTGCTCGGGACAAATCATCTAATCTTTTAACATGACGATCATAAGTAACTGCAGTTTTGTGTTGCATTTCTTTTTTGAGTTCATCAAAATATCTAACTACTTCAGGATTACGTTGGACGTTTAGTAGCTCAGACGCAGTGGTTCTAGCTCTATCAATAGAATAACCTGCACGTCTTGCCGCCTCTGTCGGTGTGATTGCACCATCTTCTCGAACTAATTCATTAACAAATTTGATTTGTTTAACAGTTAATCTTTTATTCATACGATAAGTTTAGTGTACTTTAACAAAAGTATATAGTTGTTTTAAAAGTAAAACACAAATAATTTTGTCGGTTACTTATTTAACAAGGCAGGTAACTGTAAGTTACCGTATAAGTAACCTCTATTATTGTTATATTTCATAGAGTTAAGAGTTAAAGTTACTTGGTTACTTCAAAATGAAAGTTTTTATAAAAAATATTTAACTAAAAACTTTGAATACATCTTACTACTCTATAAAAAACTTCGGATCTTCACGCACAGGGCCTAGTATTTTTTGTAAAATGACCTCACCTTCAGCTAAAATTGTAGACCATTCTTCTCTACTGTACGCGCAATCGTACTGATCCTTCCAAAATTTTACTGAAACTGTGCCACATTTTAGACACTCATGAATTTTCCGAACCGGACTATCGGGCAATCTAATGCTCATAGATCTCCTTTGTTGTTCGTGCGTGATTTTAAATTATTTTATAAGAAAAGTAAATAGAAAAGGGGCCGGAGGAATTGGCCCCTATCTTTGAGGATTAGAACGGCGGTTCTCCCTCAAACTTTACAACGGGATTACTCTCCCGAAATCTTGTAGTTCTTGAAGCAGTCGGGGTCGAGCGGTGGTCCGTAATAGATTGACAAGGAATCGTTAGCCCCCTCTGTCCAGGTCTGGTGGTAGTGCTTATTTTCATCGATCTCCCCTTGTGAGTGACAAACCTTACACTGCTCAATGGTTTCTTCTGCCTCGAATCTAAGCTTATGATACCCATTACCT